TATATCTTAAGGTTGATGCATTTCCAGAAATAGCCCCAGTTATTCTTTTATTAATAGAACCTCCATTATTTTTAACAACAGATATTATTGAAAAATCCAAATTGAAAATTTTTGTAATTTTAAAATATCTATTTGATTCAGTATTTATTTTTGGTTTCCCATTAAATAATAAAACACTTCCTGCACTTACTATTTGTGGTTGTTTTATAGCAGTTGTTTGTACTGCATTATTTGCGTTGCCACTTTGGTCGTACCAAGTTGTTACAAATCCATTATCTAATGCACCAGTACCAGTAAAAGATAATAAAGCGGCAGTATCTAAATTGCCAGTTGCGTCAAATCCAATATTTTGTTCGGTTAAATCCGTACGTCTTACTCGTATTGCACTACCACTATATCCATTGCTTAATTTACGCACCGAATACGCTGCTGCTGCTGATGGGTATAAGTCAAGTAACAATGGAACACCACCTGAAATACTGGTATTACCAACTCGAATACCTAATCTAACACCAAGCATTATTCGCTATATAAAACGATTGAACCGCTTGTTAACGTAATTGACGTGATAGTTTGGTTTTGTGGCAAAGTGATAAAAATTCCTTGCTTCAAAGTTACACCAGTTAAACCAAGTTGTGTCATTAAAGAAGTCGCATTTTGGTCTAATATTGCAGAAACAACTGCATCGCTATTCACGACAAAACCTCGAAATCTACCAGTGTTTGGTGATGTGTTACTGATTACTTTGCAACCAGTAAAACCAGCCATAAATTCGTTTGAGTTACTCATATTTTTTTATATTTTTTTGTTATGATGATGTTATTGTATTTCATTTACTATTGATTATACTTGTCTTAAAAGTGTTGTTTGAAATGCTTGAACTGCTGTGTAAAAGTTAGTATTATCCCCTGCGCTTAATTGTCCATCGCCTAAAAATGCAAAAGCAAATTCATTGCTGGAGAAAGCTGTATATCCAAAAATCCCACCAAGCCACATATTAGCATTTTTCATAGTTGGTACTGACGACCCACTCATAAATAAAGAGCCATTTTTATATCCTTCCGACATTGTGCCTAAAGAATTAGATTTTCCAAGATAAAAACCTCGAGCGTCTGTATTGATGGCATTAATGAAACCCCCCCCGATGTTCAAAAAATAACCACTCGTTGATTGTCTGGCGTATTGTTCTATTCTTATACCTACCACTCCAGTACTATTGCCAAATAAAATTTCCTCTCTTAATTGTTGGATTCGTTGATATCCTCCTAAGGTAAAATTTGCGGCAGTTGCTATTTGAGTTAAAGTATTAAAGGTAGTGTCAAAATAACTACTTGTTCCGTTACCCCTTATTCCCGTACTCGCAAATGTCCAACCACTTGTAAAAGTACCCGTAAAACTACTACTTTTTAAATTCTGCGCACAAGCTGCTGCACTTGCTCCAACCATAGGATAAATGGCTTTCATAGGTGTCCATAAAGAATTTGCTTTTAAATCTAAAACAAGTTGATTTGTGGCTGTTTTCTCACTTAAAGTTAAAGAACCACCAGCAGCAGTAACACGAGCAAAGAAAGCCAATGCGTCTGCGTCAAATGATGCAATTTGTGATGCTACTATTCCACTACTCGCTAAAATCATATTATGCTATATCTCCAAATAAATACCACTCATCCGTTGCAATCTTAATCAAAGTTGCACCACTATATTGTACGTTTAATTTTAACTTTGCACCATTACTTCTAATTGTAACGCCACTCGTTGCAACTAACGTAGTTTGACCAGCACCATATTGTGCCAATAATATTTGTGTACCTATTCCAAAAGCAACAGTACTATTTAAAGGAATGGTTAAGTTATTTGCAGTTGCCACGTTCATTTCTATAAGTTTATCGGCATCGGTTAAAACAAGTGTATAACTTGCCGTTTGTCTATTTGCAACTATTAATTTGTTTGTTTTTAAATCTAATGCCGTTTGCGTTGCAGTACTTACTGGCTTCAAAGCATCAGTTGTATTGTCTACATTATTTAACGCTAATGCAATTTTTAACGCAGTAGGGGTAATCTTTTTAGTTTCTATTGCAGATGTGTCTACAATTGCAAATAAGTCAGCAGCGTTGTCTACTGTCGTTATTGTGGTTAATTCGCTTATTTTTTTATTAGCCATTATAATATTATTTTAAAACCATTTTGTTGTAATAAAAACCCACCATTTTCAAGTAAAATATATCCAATTTGATTAACTGCATCAATTTCATAGATTTTTTCATTTAAATCAACTTCATATTCGGTTGTTACAATATCACCAAGTAAAAGTTTTAATAGCCCTTCTTCCACTAACTCATCAGCAAGTAAAGGATCTAAATTTGTTGCAGACGTTTGGGCATACACAAAGTAGTTATACTCGCCACAATCCAAAGTAAATGTACTACCTTCTGTAACTGCAAATTTATTGTATCGGTCAATGTATGCCGATATATCGTTTATCAATACATTTGTTTCTAATTCAGTAACACGATTTTTAAAACTAAATAGGAATTTAGGATTTGCAATTGTCACTTTTTCCGTAAGTGTCAAGTACCAGTTCTTTGATTCCCCTTTAATTATTAGTAGCATTATTATTAAATTAGCATTTTTACAAATTTGTTACAATAAAAAAAGGGTAGCAATTACGCTACCCCTTGAATTTATGGAAAAACAATAATTAAATTCCTAATGTCGTAACTACTGCACCACTCAATTTGTATGGTTGTTCGCTATCCATTGCTTGTAATGTAATTTCATAACCATTTGCATCACCAAAGGCAGTACCAGTGTTTGCAGTCATTGAAGACACATCGCATCCACTATCTTTACCTACTAACCAATACTCATCGTTATTGTTTTTGAAAATGCAAAAGGTTCTTCCTTGTGCTAACAATTTCATTTCGTTTCTTTTGGTTGTTGACATTCTGCGCAATTTAAAAGCTACATCAGTAGAATTAAAAGTTGTTCCGTTTTCAACACTTACATTAGTAGTGTTAGTCATAGAACCAGTTGCTTTTGGAATATCATAAGTATAAACATCACCACTAACAATAGTTGTAGCAGTTACCTCGCCACTTGCAACGGTGAATCCAGTCTTTGTCCAATTCACCAAGTGAATCGACTTAATACCCCCAATTGCATCTTTGCAATCAAGGGCAAAACTTTGGGTTAATAAACAAGGCATCTATGTATAAAATTAAAGTGTGAAATAAACTACTTGGTCAGGGAATGCAACTTGAGTACCATACTTCATTGTCATTCTGAAACGAACTTCGTCGTTGTCTTCCGAATACCAGAATTTAGTATCTTCTTCTTCGTTTGCAAGGTCAGTTCCAACAAAGATGTTATCCAAGTTAGTACAAACCATTTTGTTTGTTCCGTTCAAACCACCTACACCAATGATTTCTACATTAGTACCAGGATAAACCAAACTCAAAGCCGTTGAAGCGTCAAAAGCATAGTTGAACAAGTTAGCATTTTTAAGACTTAATAACGCCAATTTGAAGTTATCAATTCCCATAAACAATTTCAAGTTCTCTTTGTCAGCCACACGTGCTGGAACTACTGCGTAAATTGCATCAATGATTGTACCAATGTTAGAAGAAGTTACCGCAGTTACACTACCAGTGTTTCCACTTACAAATGCAGCACTATCAGTAATAATCTTTAACAAACCATCAAATTTGTTGGTGTTAGGGTTAGTGTTAGCAGTTGCAGTTGTTCCTTGCCACATGGCAATTTCCAATTTTTCAGCAATTACCTTTGATTTTTCCAAACCAATTTGTAATTCAAAAGGTACAGAAGTTGGTGAACCTGGTGCAATTTGTGTTTGCATCCATTTTGCTTCAAGTGTTTTTGGGCATAAAGTTTCTTCAACTTTAATTTTACCTACTGTGATAACACGTTGTGTAAAGTTAGTAACACCACTTGGAGAATATCCACATCCATCAGTTTGGAAGTAGACATCAGAAGAAAGAATGTTCAAAGCAGAAGCAGATTTTACACCTACTTGTACTTGACCAGCATCGTACAATAATTTAGCAGTTTTACCACTAAATAATGCTTTTACTAACAAGTCCGTGCTTTGCTCGTCAGTATAGTTAGTTAAACCAGTTACGTTGAATGACATAATTTTATTTTTTTATTTTTTTAGTTGTTGTGCAAATTTT